TAGTTCAATTAGGGGTTTGTCCATTAATTTACTTTTCCTTGATGAGTTTGCTTTTGTGGAAAATGATGCACAATTTTATACATCAACTTATCCTGTGGTATCTGCTGGTAAAGATACACAGATTGTGATTACATCTACAGCAAATGGTATTGGTAATATATACCATAAACTGTGGGAAGGAGCATCGCAAGGAACAAATGAATTTAAACCATTCAGAGTTGATTGGTGGGATGTTCCAGGCCGTGATGAAAAATGGAAACAAGAAACTGTTAATAATACATCAGAATTACAGTTTGAACAAGAGTTTGGTAATACATTCCATGGAAGAGGTAATACTTTAATTAGTGCAAATCATTTATTAGCTCAGGTAAGTAAGGACCCAGAATTTTATAAAGAGAATACATTTATATACAAACAACCGATTGAGGGGCATGAGTATGTAATGACGGTCGATGTGTCAAAGGGGCGAAGTCAAGATTATAGTACATTTACGATAATTGATGTGACAGAAGAAACCTTTGAACAGGTTTGTGTATTTAGGGATAATAATTTATCGCCATTATTATTTCCAGATTTAATATACAAATATGCCACAACATATAATGATGCTTATGTTGTTATAGAAAGTAATGACCAAGGCGCTGTAGTGTGTAATGGTTTATATTATGATTTAGAATACGAACATATGTTTGTTGAATCCACAGTTAAGGCAAATGCTTTGGGTGCGACAATGACCAGAAGAGTCAAAAGGATTGGGTGTTCTAGTATTAAGGATTTAATTGAACAAAAGAAATTAACAATATACGACGCACAAACTATAATCGAAATGAGTACATTTGTATCGAGAGGTAGTTCATTTCAGGCCATGGCTCCAAACCATGATGATTTAATGATGAATTTAGTTTTATTTGCTTGGTTTACAACAACAGATGTATTTCAAAACTTAACAAATATTGATATGAAAAATATGTTATATAAAGAAAGATTACAAGCAATACAGGACGATATGTTACCTTTTGGATATGTTGAAAGTGGAAATTATGAAAGTATAAATAGTAGTGTAGATGCAGATGGTAATATCTGGTTCGAACAGGAATGGAAAGGACATAAACTATGAAATATGAAATATTAATTTTAACACACTCACAGGCTCATGTTAGAGATACTAACTCTAAAGATACTGGCGACCATATTTTATTAGCGGCCAAGGCCAAAAAAGAAGGCATTAAGGTACATGTTGTAGATTTCCCAGGATTGGATATTCAGAAAAAGGACGAAGGTCACATATTAACCTCATACGCATATGATAAAGATGGTCTTGTGATTATGCCTGACGATAAAGGTGCTAAGGAATATCAAAAACCTATTATGATACACCCAGACAAAACACTTATTTTAGCAAGAGGTTTAGGTACAATAGGGTTTACAGGTAATCGTAATTGGTACGATGAGATGAAAAACTTTGAAATGTATGGATATACACTGGTAAACGATACCGAGGCTTTTGATTTATGCACAAGTAAATATTTTAGTTACCTTAAAATGGTAAAAGAAAACATTCGAACCCCTAAAACAGTACCAATAACACATTCATCTGAAGTAGAGGAATGCGTAAAAAAATTAAAAACAAAGTTTCCAATCGTATTAAAATCATCCACTGGAACTCAAACTGGTGTAGGTGTTGTTATTGTAGAAAGTATGAGGTCGCTAAAGGCTTTAGTACAGATGACCTTATTATATAACAAACACTTACCACTAATCATACAAGAGTTTGTGCCTATAGATTACGATATTCGTGTTATAGTTTGCGAAGGTCAGATACTAGGTGCGATGAAAAGAGAAGTAATCACAGGCGATGGAAGAAGTAATGTTTCATTGGGTGCTGAGGCATCTCAAATAGACCTTACAGACATTGAAAAATCAGAAGCACTCCGAATAGCAAAGGCATTTGGTACCAGATTATCAGGTATTGATTTATTACCTGCAGATGACCGAGAAAAAGAAAAACCTTATTGTTTAGAGGTTAATTCAAATCCAGGCTTTAGAGGGATTGAGAAATATGTAGGTGGTATTACCACACAATTTGTTAATATATTTAAAGATAAATCACTTTGGAATCAAAATGAACCAGAATTAAACACAGAGGATACCATAATACGAGAACGATGGACCTTATAGGATATATTATATTATAAATAATACCATTGACTATTCGTATTATGAAACATATTAACTAACTCAATAAACACAGAGGATAAAGCGATGGCATTTCAAGTATCACCCGGCGTTCAGATTAAGGAAATCGACGCCTCAAATGTAGTCCCAGCAGTATCAACCAGCATTGGTGGATTTGCAGGCGCATTTAATTGGGGTCCGGTAAGCGAAATTCATACCGTTAGTTCTGAAAATGAACTAGTGGAAAAATTTGGCACACCAGACGACAATACAGCAAAATACTTTCTAGTAGCTGCGTCATTCTTAAAGTATGGAAACGCACTGAAAGTAGTCCGTGCATCCACCGGTAACAAAAATGCTACCGCAGATGGTTCTACAGGACAACTCATTAAAAATGAAACAGACTACGCCAATAATTATTCCACAGGGTCGTTGAGTGTAGGTAATTGGACGGCTAAATACCCAGGAGTTCTAGGAAATAGCTTAAAAGTGTCTATGATTTCTCAAGGAATCAGTAATTTTAGTAATTGGACATATGCAAGCAATTTCGATAGCGCACCAGCAACATCTGACTATGCAAAAGGTTTAGGTAAAACATCAGCTAATGATGAATTACACATTGCAATTATAGATGAAGATGGCGCGATTTCAGGAACACCAGGTACAGTATTAGAAACTTTTGGTTTCTTATCACAAGCATCAGACGCTAAAGATGGCTCTGGAACATCTCTATTTTATAAAGATGTAATCAATGCGCAATCTAAATGGATATGGTGGACTGACCACGATAGTTCATTATCAGATGCTGGTGAAACTGTAGCAGCTAACACTTCATTTACCACTAACACAGCCGCAATCGAGAGCTCTCTCGGTGGTGGTACCGACGACAACACACCAACTACTGGTGAAGTTTCAAGTGCATACGATTTACTAGCCGATGCTGAAACAGTTGATGTTAATTTATTATTCGCTACTCCTGACGTTGACGGCGCAGAGACAATCGCAGAAAAATTAATAGCAATATGTGAAGCAAGGAAAGATTGTATGGCATTTGTATCTCCACCTTTAGAAGATACAGTAGGTAGTGCTACTCCGGCTACAAATGTTAAGGCATTTGCTGACGGTTTAACATCTACTTCTTATGCTTCTTGTGATTCAACAGCACTATATGTATATGACAAACATAACGATGTATACAGACACATAGGAGCTTCAGGTCACATGGCAGGATTATGTGCTAATACTGATTCAGTAGCAGACGCATGGTTCTCACCAGCTGGTGTAAACCGAGGACAATTATTAGGTGTAACAAAACTTGCATATAACCCTAACAAAGCAGATAGAGATACTCTATATAAAGCAAGAGTTAATCCAATAGTATCAATGCCTGGACAAGGTACATTACTATTTGGTGACAAAACTTTATTAAGTAGACCTTCAGCATTTGATAGAATCAATGTAAGAAGATTATTCATTGTATTAGAAAAAGCAATTAGTACTGCTGCAAAAGCACAACTATTTGAATTTAACGATGAATTTACAAGAGCTCAATTTAGGAATTTATTAGAGCCCTTCCTGAGAGATGTAAAAGGAAGACGAGGACTGACAGACTTTTCAGTTATCTGCGATGAAACAAATAATACAGGTCAAGTAATTGACTCAAATAGATTTGTTGCAGATATCTTTATTAAGCCTTCAAGGTCTATCAACTTCATTACATTAAATTTCATAGCAACTAGATCTGGGGTTGAATTCTCAGAAATAGCAGGTTCATAGGAGATTAAAACATGGCAATTTTAGGAGTAGATGATTTTAAATCAAAACTAGTAGGCGGTGGCGCTCGTGCCAACATGTTCAAAGTGACTTTGAACTTCCCAAGTTACGCGCAAGGTGATGTTGAATTAACATCATTTATGTGTAAAGGAGCTCAGTTACCTGCATCAATAATTGCACCTGTACCTGTATTATTCAGGGGCAGACAATTACAATTAGCAGGTGATAGGTCTTTT